AAGATGAATAAGGTAGGTAGCAAGAATGCACCTACAGCAAAACAATTTAAGCAAGCAGCTAAGACAGCTAAAAAGAAATGATTAAAAAAGGTAAAGAAACTTTCTCTGGTTACAATAAGCCTAAGAAAACACCAAGCCATCCTACAAAGTCACACGCAGTATTGGCTAAGGTAGGTGACAAAGAAAAACTTATTCGCTTTGGTCAACAAGGTGTGAGTGGTGATAAAACAAATACAGCCAGAGCTAAATCATTTAAGGCAAGACATTCAGATAACATAGCTAAGGGTAAGATGAGTGCAGCTTACTGGGCTAACAAAGTAAAGTGGTAAAGAAGGTTAGAAGTGGTAAATGGTTATATATTGCTTTAGCAGTCATAGCAAATATAACACTTATTATTAACGCAATACATCATTGGTAAAGGTAATGACCCAGTAATGGAGTTACAATTATGGCAGAAAGACTACGCAAAAGACATCAAGACGAGATAAGGACTAAAATCCAGACCAGTCAGCTCGTAAATGTCCTTCAAAATCATGCACTTGGCATGGATGAAATTGAAATTACTCCAACGAGAATGAAGGCTATTGAGCTTTTACTCAAGAAGAGTTTACCAGACCTAACATCAACAGAAATTACAGGTGATCCAGACGCACCTTTAGAAGTGAAAGTTGTTACAGGAATTGAGTGAGGTTATTGACACAGGTTATAGGCCTCGTGCTCCACAGAAGTTGATTCACCAAATGGTGAAGGACAACAGGTTCACAGTAGTGGTAGCTCATAGACGTATGGGCAAGACTGTATCAGCCATAAACCAGTTGATACATTCATCACTACTGTGTGATAAACCTAATCCAAGATTTGCATACATAGCTCCAACGTATTCACAATGTAAACGTATTGCATGGGATTACTTATTGCAATATACAAGGCCACTAGGTGCAGTTGCTAACGTTGCAGAGTTAAGAGTTGATTTTCTTGGCAGACGTATTTCACTTTATGGTGCAGATAACCCAGACTCACTTCGTGGTATATATCTTGATGGTGTATGTCTAGATGAGATTGGTGACATGAATCCAGTTATCTTTAGTGAAGTTGTACGACCAGCATTAGCAGATCGTTTAGGTTATGCAATGTTTATTGGTACACCTAAGGGTAATAATCACTTTAAAGACTTAAGAGATCGTGCTGATAAAAGCATAGATGGATGGAAGCTATTAGAGTTTAAAGCATCTGAAACAAACTTATTAGATCCTAGCGAATTAGCTTCAGCTAAAGGTGAAATGGGTTTAGATAAATATGCTCAAGAGTTTGAGTGTTCATTCAATGCAGCTGTAGAAGGTTCATACTATGGCCAGATCATTAATGACTTAGAAGAACAAAACAGAATAACAGAGATACCAAGAGAAGAACTAAGCAAAACATTTTGTGCTTGGGACTTAGGTATATCAGATAGCACTGCAATTTGGGTAGCTCAAGTTGTAGGTAAAGAGATTAGACTTGTAGACTTCTATGAGAATCATGGACAAGGATTAGATACCTATGTTGCTTGGCTTAGAGATCATGGATGGGATGATGCTGCTCAGTTGCTACCTCACGATGTAGAGGTAAGAGAATTAGGTACAGGTAAATCTCGTAAAGAGATGTTACAAGATGCAGGATTAGAAATTACAGTAGTAAAAAAACTACCAGTTGCAGATGGCATACAAGCAGTACGCAGAATGTTACCACGATGCTGGTTTGATAAAGAAGTTAAGCAGGGCTTAGATGCATTACGAAACTATCGTAGAAACTATGATGAGAAGCGTAACGTATTCTATGACTCACCATTACATGATTGGTGCTCACACGCTGCTGACGCTTTTAGATACCTTGCAGTTGGGCTAGATGAATCTGGCACAGATTGGGGTCAACCCTTAAACATTAATAATAAATGGATTGTATAAATGGCAATTGACATTAACAAATTAAAGACGATCATTGAATCTGAGATAGATGACTCATTAGGTTACCTTGAAACAGATACGACAGATGAACGTCAAAAAGCACTTGAGTACTATCTTCGTGAGCCTTATGGTAATGAAGTAGAAGGCAAGTCACAAATTGTCACAGGTGAAGTTGCAGAAGCAGTGGATGGTGCATTGCCACAACTCATTCGTGTATTCACATCATCTGATAATGTTGTAGAGTTTGCTCCAGCTAAAGAAGGTGACGAGCAAAACGCTGAACAGGCCACACAATTAGTTAATCATGTATTCTATAAAGATAACGATGGCTTCTTAATTCTTCACAATTGGTTCAAGGATGCATTACTCCAAAAGACTGGTGTAGTTAAAGCATATTGGAATGATGAAAAAGATGTAACCAAAGAGAAGTATGAAGGCCTCACAGATGATGAGTTAATGATGCTCATGCAAGATCCAGAGGTTGAACTCGTATCACAAGAAATTATTGAAGAGTCAACAGTTGATGAGATCACTGGCCAAACAACATACAGCAAATCTAATAACGTTGTATTAAGACGCACAAAGAACAAAGGTAAGATCGTTGTAGAAAACGTACCACCAGAAGAGTTCTTAATTTCTAAACGTGCTAAGACAATTCAAGATTCACCATTCGTAGCTCATCGTAGAATGATTACTCGTTCTGAGTTAGTGGCTATGGGTTTTGATAAAGATGTAGTTGATTCATTAGAGTCTGGTGACACATTAGAATTTAGTCCAGATAGAATTGCTCGTTATTCTCGTGGTGAACAACCAAATAGCATGGGCTCACAAGATGAGTCAATGGAAGTTGTTGAAGTATACGAATGCTATATTAAAGTTGATTACAATGAAGATGGTATTGCTGAATTAAGACGCATTGTTTATTCATCTAATGAAATTCTTTCAGATGAAGAGTGTGACTATGTTCCATTCCATTCAATTTGCCCAATACCAATTCCACATAAATTCTATGGCCAATCATTAGCTGATCGTACAATAGACATTCAGCTTATTAAGTCTACAGTTACTCGTCAAATGTTGGATAATCTATATCTAACAAATAACTCTAGAGTTGCAGCAGTAGAAGGCCAAGTGAACTTAGATGACTTATTAACGTCTACAGCAGGTGGTGTAGTTCGTGTTAAGAATGCAGGTGCTATTGTTCCATTAACAGTACAATCAAGTGCTGCACAATCATTCCCAATGTTAGAGTATTTAGACGCTGTACAAGCTAAACGTACTGGTGTTAGCGATGCTCAACAAGGCTTAAGTCCAGATGTATTACAAAACGTTACAGCAGCTGCAGTTGCTACAATGTCTAATGCATCTTATGGTAAGTTAGAACTTATTGCTCGTATATTTGCAGAAACAGGTGTGAAATCACTCTTTAAGGGTATCTTACAATTACTATGCAAGTATCAAGACACAGTTAGAACACTTCGTATTAATGGTAAGTTTGTGCCTTTTGATCCTCGTGAATGGGATACAGAGTATAACGTTACAATCAATGTAGGTTTAGGTACTGGTTCACGTCAAGAACAACTTGCAACTATGCAAATGATCTTAGGTAAACAAGAACAAATCTTACAGGCTTATGGTGTAAACAATCCACTTATCTCACTCAAACAATATAGAGATACATTGGCTAAGTTTGTACACATGGCTGGATTCAAAGATGCTACAGCATTCATGAATGAGATTACTCCAGAGATTGAACAGCAAGTTATGCAACAAGCATCACAACAACAACCAGATCCAAATACACAAGCTGCTGAAATCTTGGCTCAAGTTGAACGTGAGAAAGCTCAATTAAGAGCACAAACAGATGCTGCTAAGATTCAGTTAGATCGTGAACAAATGCAACTAGAAAATCAACGCAAGGCTCTTGAGTTACAACAAAAAGAACTTATGCAAACAGCTGAGTTAGCATTAAAAGAAATGCAACTTAAACTAGATGCAGCCAACATGACTGAAACAGCTAAAAACAATCAAACTAAAACTGTAATGGATGCAATTGAAAAGATTAACAACATTACTGGTAGCGTAAATGTCCAATAAGTCAGAGGCCATTGCAAATATATTAAGTGATCAGCATTTTCAAGATGCTATCAAAGAATTAGTAGACAACCAAATGCAACGCATCGTTTACTCTAATTCAGAACAAACAGATGTAAGAGAACAAGCGTACCAACGTATCTCTTGCTATAACGAACTCATGGCTCACTTTCAATCAATCGCTAAAGACAGCGAAATTAAAAGTAAAGCATGGAAGATATTGTAGAACTTTCTACATTTGGTACACCTCCCATAGAGGTAAATAGGAAAATTAAATGAGTGAAACAACCATGACCCCAGATACTGGGAGTGGCGAGCTTACAGTAAGTCAAGCAGCCAATGCTTTTGAAAGTTTATTAAACCCACAAGAGGCCTCAACAGAGCAACCAGAAGGTGGCGAAGAGCAACAAGTAGAAGCAGAAGCTCAAGAAGCAGAGCCACAAGAATCAGAGCAATCTGACGAAGAGGTAACTGACGAAGAACAAGAAGAAACTGAAACTGAAGAAGAGGAACAACCACGCTACAAGGTAAAAGCTGCTGGCGAAGAAAAGGAAGTCACCCTTGATGAATTAGTTAAAGGTTATCAACTTGGTGCTGATTACACTAAAAAGACCACTGAAGTGGCTGAACAACGTAAGGCTGTTGAAGCTGAACGTAAGGCTATTGAAGAGGCAAAGTATGCTCGTGATACATATGCTCAACGTTTGCAAGCTATTGAGGAATTTATCGTAGCTCAAACTCCACAAGAGGACTTAGCTTCTCTAAAGGAAAACGACCCTATAGGCTATGCAGTTAAGATTGCTGAACTTTCTGAGAAGAAAGAACAACTCGCAGCTATAAGAGCAGAGCAAGCCAGAATTGCACAAGTGCAACAATCTGAGCAAGCACGAGCCATGTCTGAAAGAGTTGCACAGGAAGCATCTAAATTGGCACAAGTCCTACCAGAGTTTTCAGACCCAACCAAAGGCGAAAACCTCAGAAAAGAGATTCGTACTTATGGTAAAAGTTTAGGGTTCACAGATGAAGAGTTATCTTCAGTCTATGACTCTAGACACGTTGTTACATTGCACAAGGCCATGATGTATGACAAATTGCAAAAGTCAAAACCAGCCTTGACAAAGAAAGTAGCTGAAGCACCTAAGATGATGAAGTCTGGTACTGTAGCGAAAGCAGGTAACAATGAAACGATCAAGAAACAAACTCAACAGTTGCGAACATCTGGAAAAGTAAAAGATGCAGCAGCTTTATTTGAACAATTTATATAAGAAAGAAGAATAAAACATGGCAACATATCAAACCTATACAGCTATAGGTCAACGTGAGGACTTAACTGACGTTATCTATAACATTTCACCAACAGAAACACCATTTATGTCATCAGTTGGCAAAACTAAAGCTACTGGTGTTTTACATGAGTGGCAAACAGACTCATTAGCTAACGTTAATGGTTCTAACGCTGCAGTTGAAGGTGCAACAGCATCTGACGCTACATTATCACCAACAACACGAGTTGGTAATCGTACACAAATCTCACAAAAAACTGTGAAGATTGCTGGTACTCTTGAAGCAGTTAACAAAGCTGGTCGTAAATCTGAAAAGGCTTACCAATTAGCTAAAGCATCTGCTGAAATCAAACGTGATATGGAATACATCCTTTTAAGCAACCAATTAAATGCAGCTGGTAACGCAACAACAGCTCGTACACTTGGTGGTTTACAAGCATGGTTAAACACTAACTATGTTGGTGGCACAAATGGTACTGCAGGTTCTGGTGGCACTACAGCTCGTGTATCTGGTACAGACGCAGCATTCACAGAAGCAATGTTAAAATCAGCTGTTAAGAAAGCATACACAGCTGGTGGTAATCCAACAGTGTTAATGGTAACTCCAAC